TGGTCATCGCACATCCGTCAGCAGATAATCACCCACAACCGAGGGCGTCTGACCGCCGGCATCGATGTTTGCCGCCTGACGGAAATAGCCACCCCGGAAACCTTCAGCGGCGGTGCCAAGGGCTACCGAGCGCCAATATTCTGATTTTGTCGTCTGATCTGTAATCACCTCGGCCAAGTGCCAGGCCATCTGATAGGCCAAGAGCTGCACGAAGTAGGTCGGCATCAGCCCTTCGGATACCGCCTTCTGATAGTCAATATGGATTTCGGTCGCGTCAGTGATCAGCACCGCGCCGCCGGTCGGCGACTGGGCGATCTCCCAGACTTTGAAGATTGCTGCCCCGGCTAAC